AATGGACAGGTATCCTCTAGGTGGTTCGATTCCATTTGTGGCATTTGACACAACGGAACTGCTCTCCGAAGGCATCTGTGCGGACAGCGTGCTGTGCCTGAGTCCATACTGGAGTATCCTAGATCTAAGATGCTCCCAATCACACTGAAGCTCATTTGGTATGATTTCATCTACGTCCTTCTTATATGTATCTATAGGAAGAATTCCATCAGCATATTTTGTCTTACCGAAATAACCGCATGGTCCTTTCTCCATAGCAAGTGCACATGATGCATGAAGTAATGCAAATTGGAATCTCTCAGTAAGTTTATGAACTAAATCATATGCCTTTTCAGAGTCATACTTTGCACCATTCTTAGCAAGGTAGTGTGCTAAACCAATATATCCAATACCAAGAGATCTACGATTTAATGTACTTGCTTCTGCTGCCTTAACAGGATACTGTTGATAGTCAATCAATGCATCAAGACCACGAACTGCAAGATCACATAACTCATCTAGTTCATCTAGTTTATTAATCTTACCAATATTGATAGCAGATAGAATACACAAAGCAATCTCACCATTACCATCAATGTGTTGAATAGGATCTGTAGGTAGAGTGATCTCTTGACATAGATTACTCATACTTACTTTGTCTTTAAATGAACTGTGACTATTACAATGGTCAATGTTCATAAGATAGATACGACCTGTCTCTGATCTTTCTTTCAATAGAGCAAGGATTATCTCTTGTGCTTTTACAACTTTCTTAGGAACTGATGGATCCATCTCATAAGAGATGTATAGTTCATCAAATTTTTCTGTTCCAAATGCGTCAAATAGATCAGGAACATCATGTGGACTAAAGAGTGCAAAGTTAGTATTGTCAATAAATCTCTGATAGAATAGAGAACTTAATTGAATACTATAGTCTAGTTTTCTGACTCGGTTGTCTTCTGTGCCTTTGTTGTTTTTGAGCACGATGATGTCTTCGATTTCCTGATGCCAGATAGGAAAGTGGACAGTGGCACTCCCGCCTCTGATCCCGTTTTGAGTACAGCATCTGACAGTTGATTCAAACTTTTTAAGGAAGGGGACAACACCTGTGTGCTGAACTTCGCCACCCCTGATTTTACTGTTGATCCCACGGATCCTACCCGCGTTGATACCAATACCTGCCCTTTGAGCGACATATTTGCCAATAGCCATATCACTGCTAAAGATACTATCGAGGGTGTCATCAACATCAACCAAAACGCAACTTGCAAATTGACGAATGGGGGTTCTAACTCCTCCCATGATCGGTGTTGGGATGTTGAGTTTGTGTTTTGAGATTGCGTCATAATACTTTTTAATGTAATCTAAACGATAAAATTTATCATCGTCTTGAAAGAGAGTTGCTGCCACCATGATATACATGAACTGTGGAGTCTCGTAGATTTCTCCTGTGGAACGATCTTGTACAAGATATTTATCTGCTACCTGACGGATGCCTGCATATGTGAATAGGTAATCACGATCATGGTCAATAAAGGTATCAAGTTTTGCCCACTCTTCATCTGTAAACTTACTTACAATAGATCCATCGTATACACCTTTATCAACACAACTCTTAACGTGCTCAAGGAGAACAGGATGTCCGTCTGGATGACCGTTGTATACTGCCTTTCTAAGACTAAACAATAGTAGTCTTGCAGCAACATATTGATAATTAGGATGCTCAAGAGAGATCAGATCATTTGCAGAACGGATAAGGATTTCTTGAATGTCACTGGTCTTGATACCATCAAAAAACTGTAGACCACTATTAATCTCTACAGCAGACTCAGAGACACCTGCAAGACCCTCACAAGCGAGTTCTACCATTCTATGAACCTTATTAAGGTCGTAAGGAGCTTGATCCTTATTTCTTTTGATGACGTTGATTTCCTTTGTCATGCTTTTTTCCATTCGTTAAGTTTGATGTGTGCTTGTAAACCTTTGTAAGTGTTAAATTCTACCAAAGATTGAACGTCATGTCCACCCAAATGCATATCATTGAGGTCTTTTTCCTCTAAATTGTTTGGCCAGATCACGATTTCATAACCTTTGTCAATAGTTTTGATCATTCTTTCGATAATTTCTTTGTTTCTTTTCTCATTGTCGTATACAAAAACGACATCTTTGCCCTTGAGCAAATCCCAATCTACGTCTGCACCTGCCATAGCGATCCCATTGTCAAGAAACATACTATCAAAAGGACCTTCTGTAATATACGATGTCCTGTTAAAGTCAACTCGATTTAATCCAAAAACTTTAGTCTTGGATTCATCTAACATTATGGTGATGTATCTGAGTTTGTCTCTGGGGTCGAGGGATCTTCCTTGGAATCCGAACCATTTACCTGTTTGATCTCGAAATGGGAGGATGATCCGAGGGTGATCTTTCTGTCCCTCTTTAAACGATGGTTTCTGTTCGTTAACCCAAGTACAGAATCGGTCTGTGTAGTATATTTCTTTATGAAATTGTCTAGGGATTTGTCTTTCAATTAAGTATTTTTTTGCAGTGTGCTCATTATTTAGATCGGCAATAGTTTTCAGATTTCCAGTCTTTTGAAAAACTGGTTTCTTAAATTTTGGTTTCGGAACATATGATCCTTTACCTGTAGTGCCTTTCTTATATCTCTCCATGATGTATTCATCATAGAGATCTGGTGCTTGATCTTTTAAAAAATTAGGCAAAGTCCTACCAACACCACAGTTGTGGCATTTGTATACCATGTCTGTTTTTAGACGAAAAAAATACCCCCTTGCCTTATTCTTGTGCTTTTGAGAGTCACCACAATAAGGACAACGGAAGTTGTAAAGATCGTTCTTTTTTCTGGTAAATTTATCTAGTCTGCCTGACAGTAAACTTACATAATGGGCATCAACAAATTCAGACAAGTCGATCTGCTTTAGGCAGTTCTATCATACTTGTGTTTGTTGAGTTTGTCAAGTTTGAGTTTTGTATGATTTTTTGTCCGACTGGACTAACGAGGAAAGATATAATAGAAAGAGCACCAAAAATAGACCACATTTTCTTTTCCATGAGTCTAAGACGCTCGTCGATTTTTCGTATGTCACGTTCGCACCCCTTTTTAATTAGTTCTGTATCACGATTGAGATCGGAATGCAACCTATCAATCTTCTCAAATAATACTTGGTCTATCTTATCTTGCTTATCAAGTTTCTCATTATGTACAGCAAGAAGTTGACCCATCTTTACAGAGTTTTCCTGTAGAGAGTCAACTACTTTTTCAAGTCTTTCTAATATTGCTGAGTTAATGTCTGACATTTCATCTGGTTGCGTCCATTTCTGCTCCAACTCTTGCCTGCTTTTTCAACTGAGATGTTTTCATCTGTAGTTGCTTTTGCAATTCTTGTTTTTTAAGCATTATTTTTTTCTTCTCAATAGCAATTTTATTTGTTGCTTGTTGTTGCTTCATTGATGCATCGTTCTGTTCTTGGACATTACGCATATGCTTCATACGTTTGTCGTAGAAGAACTTTGCTGCGTTAGCAGGAAGAATTCTTTCTATGCTGATGTCTTTCCTTGCTGAAGGAGCGATCACCATGCGTAGCTTACGAGCGAGTTCGGCAGGAGAGTTTGCATAGATTACAGTCTCACCGACCTCTGGTAGACTTACCTTGTATTGAAATAGTCTTGAAGGTTGTTTTGGGTTTTCCTTAGATTCAGTTACCTCTTCACAACACTTCTCATTTGCTTTTCTTTTCTGGATCTTCTTTCGGAACTTAATGACAGGATCATAACCCGCAACAGGTCCTTTGGCAGCAGCACTACCACTAAAACCTCCAGTACCAGCAGTCATCAATGTCATAGTTTTACGAGTTCCTCTTGAATATCATCATCTATGGGTAAATCAGGCAACATGCCTATGGGATATTTATTTAAAAATAAAAGGAATGTCTTCAAATAGCACCAGTATTCTCTTTCTAATCGAAAGAATAATAAAGGAGTAGCTGATTCACCAAAAACATTATAAAGTATGATTAAGTGATTAATAATAAGATGAGTCCTCAACGGACCTCCTCTCACATAACGCTTCAAGAGTCTTTTCAGATACTTGAAGCGTTTCATATCTTCGTCAAAATCCTCTCTAGTCACACAGTGAGGATTTTCATAATGCTTTATGGCGAACAGAATGTAATTTGTTTCATTCAGTTCGTCAAATTTCATTTAGAATTAATTAACTTGCAGTAAATGTTGCAGTAGAGCCAGATCCACCTGCACCAACTACATCACCAGTGGCAAATGCCTTGTCAGAAGTTGCACCACCAGTGGTGTCAACGATTGTTCCAGAGATTGTTTGTGCTTGGATAGCGTGTGCTTTACCAGTTGCAGCAGCAGTAAATGTAAACTCAACACGGTTTGTTGAAGTTTGTGCAGCAGCAGTTGCAGTAATATTTGCAGAGTCAGTAGTATTTCTGACGACTAGAGTTGCACCATTGGTAACGTTAACTTGCTCGTTGTAGATAACAACAACAGTTCCAGTTGCTCCACCAGCGTATCCAGTCTCTTCAAAGAACACAGCAGTAATGTCTGCAGCACCAAGAGTATTAGTACCTCTACCACCTGCTCCAACTAAACCATCAACTGCAACGAGGATTTCGTCCCAATATTCAGTTTTAGCAGCGTTTTTATAGTGACGTAATACCCAACCACTTGAGGTCGCGAAAATATTTTGAGGGTCTACACCGCTACCTCTTACCGCCCACTTCGGTTTTGATTCGTCTGCGTCGGTAACACCATAAAGTGCCATGTTCTATGCTCCTAAGATCTTAAAATTCCTACAATTATTTATAAAAAAGAAGGGTTCTAAGACCCCTCTAAAATCGCCTGTAAGAGTTATTCTTTAGCAGCGAGTGCTTCTTTTACTTTTTCAAATAGAGCATCGTCAGCAGTCGTTTTGGTTAGTTTGACCGCCTTTCCAATGATCAATAGACAAATTTCGATAAGTTTTTCACCAAGTTCTGCATCATCAGGAATTTTCTTGACAGCAGAATCGATTACTTTGTATGCCAATGGCATTAAAAAATTTCCAATCATGATTCTAAGTTAAGGTCTAAAATATATAGGCTCTAATCGTAGTTCTTTTTACCACCCTTCATGTAACCAGACCCTTTCTTGTCATAGAAGCGTACTCCTTTCTCTTTAGTGTCTTTGTATAACTTGTCTTTAGCTGCTTTACCTTTTGCCACGATGTCCTTAAATCTTTTTGCTTTTGCTTCTTTATGTTTTTGATCAGCTTTGGCAATGATCTCATTCTTTAGGTCAGAGGTTTCATCTATCATGTTCCTAGTCCTCTACCCTTGTCATAATTATCTTTACCACCATAACGTGCCATGGTGTTTGCATAATCTTGAGTGGACTTGAATCCTCTCTTTTTAGCATCAGCAGCAGTTTGTTTCTTAGCATCTGCTGCTTTCTTATACTTACCAGTTCCCATAGTAGACTTTTCGCCTTTTACTTTCTTTGACTGTCTACTACCACCAGACATGATCGCACCTTTACCATACTTGGCTGTAATACTTTTCTTTACAAAGTCAAGTGCAGCATCTTTCTGCTTTGGTGCAGTTGGTTTTTTAGTTCCACCTTTGACGTAACCAGTTTCTTTCTTTAATCTAGTTACTTCATTGAACGTTAGTATCGAAGACTCACTGCTTTTTTGATCGCTTTCTTCTGAGACTTCTTCTTTACTAGCATAAATTTCTTGTTGTTGTTTTTTATATAGGTTGGTAGAAAAATTAAATGCCTCTTTCTTAAGGTAATCTACTAATTCTACAGATTCTCTCTCCATATGTTTGGTTACATAATACCCACCAACAGCACCGTACTTTCCTTGTCTTCTAAGGTCATTTCTTTCTTTTCTTCTTTTTGCTGCTGCTCTTTCTTTTGCTGCTGCTTTATTTTGTGCCTTCCACGCTGCTTTTTGTTGTGCTCGTTTTTCTGCTTCTTTGTCTAAGTAGTAAGACTTTTCTGATCCTTCAGTTACTTCGACTTCTTCATTCTTAGGACGACAATCATTGACGAGTTTACCACCCTTCATTTTCATACCAACCTTCTTATGAGTCTTCCAACATTCTACAAAACGTTTGAATCCTTCAACTTGTTCTTTCTTCATACCCTTGAGAAGAGCATCAACACGTTTGTCACTATCTCTCTTGTGATAATTTACTGGTGTTTTATCTTTCTTCCCTTTCATCTTTACACCTCTACCTTTTTCAGTATTATATCTTCTTGCCTCTGTGTCTTCGTGTGATGCCATACTACCTTTAGAACCTCTTCTATTACCAAATGTTCTTTGGTTTCTTTCATTTTGTTTAGCAGCATCGGATTTACCCATATCAACCTTTGCTTCCTTGACTAACATACCATCCTTACCTTCTTTGTATCCCTCAGGTATAGGTTTGCACTTCTCATCATCATAGCAATAGTATTGCCCTTCACCACATGACTTGTGACCTTCATCTACAAACTTAACTGGCATTGAAACAGTTCCTTTGCCTGGCACATACTTTGTAGTTCTAGGTTTCTTAGGATCGTCACTCTTGAAGTCTCTATGAAGTTTATTATATGCCTTTCGGGTCATCTTAATTTCTTCATTAGCAATATCAGGACCGTCGTTAACATCATCTGCACGACGTTTTGCTTCACACTTCATGCAATCACAGTCTTCCCCATGGTTCTTTTTTAAACCATCAGACTTCTTCTCCATCACATCCTCTTTTTTAGGATTGATTTTG